AGCGAAGAAGAAAGTGAATACGTAGAAGCAATTGTTATCATTGCTAACGGTGTGCTAATGAAGGTTGAAGAAAACCCTTACATGATGCAAGACCGGCCTATCGTAGCATTTCCTTGGGACGTTGTACCTAATCGCTTCTGGGGTAGAGGTGTTTGTGAGAAAGGTTATAATTCACAGAAAGCACTTGACACAGAACTACGTGCTCGTATTGATGCGTTAGCCCTAACCATCCATCCAATGATGGCTATTGATGCGTCACGTCTACCACGAGGTATGAAACCAGAAGTTCGTCCGGGTAAGATATTCTTAACAAACGGTAATCCGGCAGAAGTGTTACAACCATTTAACTTCGGTCAAGTGGGACAAGTAACGTTTGCTCAAGCAGGTCAGCTAGAACAGATGGTACAGCAAGCAACAGGCGCTGTAGACTCCTCAGGCGTTGCAGGAGGCGTTAATGGCGAAGCCACTGCTGCAGGTATCAGTATGTCACTTGGAGCGATTATAAAGCGTCACAAGCGCACTCTGATTAACTTCCAAGAAATGTTCCTAATACCTATGGTACAGAAGACAGCTTGGCGTTATATGCAGTACAACCCTGAGTTATATCCTGCACAGGACTTTAAATTCATTCCTACGTCAACCCTTGGTATGATGGCACGTGAGTATGAAGTGACACAGCTTGTTCAATTGTTACAGACAATGCCTGCTGATAGTCCAACGCATTCAATGCTGATTGAAAGTATTGTTGAGAATATGAACTTGTCAAATCGTGAAGAGATGATACAGCGTATTCGTCAGGCTCAACAGCCTACGCCAGAGCAGCAGCAAGCAGCTCAACAGCAACAGCAAATGCAGATGCAACAGATACAGCTACAGATGGCTAAAGAGCAAGCTACAGCAGCAGCGCTACAGGCTCAAGCAGCTGAAGCAAATGCTAGAGCTCAGAAGTATCAAGTTGAAGCGAGTTTGGAACAGTACAACTCTGAGACACAGCGTATTAAAGCAGCGTCAACAAACATACAACAAGGTGATGCAGACGACAAAGAGTTTGAAAAGCGTATGAAATTGGCTGAACTGACGTTAAAGACACAGCGTCAAGAAGCTGACATAGCTGAAAAGTCTGCGAAGACTGCTCAAACTGTTAAACAAGTAGCAGAACCAAGTGAAGGTGAAGCGCAGATGATTGCTATGATGCAAGCGCCTAGCACACCACCACAAGAAAGTCAAGAATAATTTAAGAAAAAGCTTGACATTTGAATAAAAGTGTGTTATAATATATAGTATATACCAACGTCATGCCTAGGAGGACAACATGACAACTGAAGAAGAAAAGTATTATAACAATTATTTTGACCTATTTCGTAGCGAAGGATGGAAACAGTTCTTAGAAGAGCTTGAAGACCGTGTTGACGCTTACGATATAGGTTATCTTAAAGATGAGAAAGACCTTTACAAAGTACAAGGTGAACTTTCCATTTTACGTATGATGATTAACCTAGAAGAGTTTATTACTCAAGGTTATGATAGTACATCAACGCTTAATTAATCTCGTGGGCTAGAGACTTAAGCATTTAACTTTCCACAATACTATTAAAGTACGGAGAAATACAATATGGCAAATGAAGATAGTCGTCCAGAAGACTACAACGAAGAAACCTTTGAAACCTTTGACCAGACTCCTGTAGAGGAACAACCTGAATCAAAAGGCTACGAAGACTATGTAGAACCTGAACAAGAAGAAACAGTCGAAGAAGAACTACCTGAGAAATATCAAGGTAAGGATGTTAAAGACATTATTGCAATGCACCAAAACGCTGAAAAGCTTTTAGGCAAGCAATCTTCTGAAGTAGGTGAGCTACGTAAAGTCGTTGATAACTTTATACAGACACAAACTATTGCACAACAACAACAAGCCCCTGCACAAGTAGAGGAAGATGTTGATGATTTAGACTTCTTTGAGAATCCAAAACAAGCTATCTCAAAGATGTTAGAAAACCACCCATCGGTTAAGCAAAGCAGAGAGATGGCAGCTCAATTAGCGCAACAACAAACTGTTGCTAAACTAAAAGCTAATCATCCTGACTACACTAAGATTGTTAGTGATGCTGCGTTTATTGACTGGGTAGGTAAATCAAAGGTACGTACACAGTTATTACGTAATGCCGATGCTTACGATTATGACAGCGCTGATGAGTTGTTTTCCTCATGGAAAGAACGTCAAGAGATGGTTAACACTACCGTCAAGACCGAAGCAACAGCTCGAAAGCAATCTGTTAAGTCAGGCTCAACAGGCAATACAAAAGGCAGTGGCGAACCAAACAGAAAGAAAATCTACAGACGTGCAGACATTGTAGAATTGATGACTAAAGACCCTGAACGTTATCAGAGTTTAGCATCAGAAATCAGACAAGCCTATGCAGAAGGGCGAGTCAAATAACTTTTAATAATATCTAAGGAAACTTAAATGGCTAACTTAACTCCTAGCACCAGTAACACAGTTACTAAAGCAAATGCAACTCACTTTATCCCTGAACTATGGTCTGATGAAGTAATTGCAGCATATAAAAAATCACTTGTTCTTGCTAACTTAGTGCAGAAAATGCCTATGACTGGTAAGAAAGGTGACACAATGCATATCCCTAAACCAACTCGTGGCGTTGCTGCTGAGAAGGCTGCGGCAGATACTGTTACAATTCAACAAAACACTAACGATGAATTAATCATCACTATCGACAAGCACTTTGAATACTCACGTCTTATCGAAGACATCACTGATGTTCAAGCGTTTGATAGCTTACGTCGTTTCTACACAGACGATGCAGGTTATGCTTTAGGCTTAAAAGTAGACAATGACTTGTTTGCTCTTGGTAAGTCTTTAGGCGATGGCGACGGTTCTTCATGGGTGCATTCAGCGTCTTACCAGTTCAATTCAACTACTGGTGCTGCTGAAGCATATGATGCAGACGGTACAGCCGATGTAGGTGCGTTTAACGATAAAGGTTTCCGTGACCTTATCCAAGCACTAGACGACCAGAACGTTCCTATGGACGGACGTTGTTTAGTAATTCCACCGTCAGCTGTTAACGAAATCCGTGGTATCGACCGTTATAACTCTGCAGACTTTGTAGATGGTCGCTCTGTACAGAACGGTCAAATCGGTACATTATACGGTGTTGACATCTATGTTTCTACTAACGCTCCTGTTATGGAAACTGGTGTTAAAGCAGGTATCTTAATGCATAAAGATGCGTTTGTATTATGCGAGCAAATGGCTGTTCGTTCACAAACTCAGTATAAGCAAGAGTTCTTAGCAACTTTATATACTGCTGATACACTATACGGCTTAGACGTTTACCGTCCAGAAAATGCAGTAGTTATCGCATTACCAGCTTAATAACCTAGAGTTATTTTCAAGGGGGTTCTAACGAGCTCCCTTTATAAATAGTTTTAGCCCCTTTCATATATGGAGTAACGAATGGCAATATATCGTGGAACAGGTGGCTCGGCAGAAGCTACTAATAACGCAACAGTTAATGAAGTAGCGGGCTACGCAACAGATGCAGAAACCTCTGCGACTAATGCGGCTTCTAGCGCTACCTCAGCGGCTTCTTCAGCTACATCGGCCTCTAGCTCTGCGACAGCCTCGGCCTCCTCAGCAACAGCCTCAGAAAGCTCTGCTACGGCTTCAGCATCATCAGCTAGTGCATCAGCAACCTCAGCAACCAACGCTTCAACCTCAGCCTCTCAGGCCGCTTCTAGCGCCTCTGCGGCATCTACAAGTGCGTCTAACGCCTCAACATCAGAAACTAATGCCGCTTCTTCAGAGACTGCGGCGGCTTCTAGTGCAACCAGCGCAGCAACCTCAGCAACCTCAGCGGCCACGAGTTTAGCAGGTATTGGTGCTTCAGAGACTAATGCAGCCAACAGCGCTTCTGCGGCAAGTACGTCAGAAAGCAATGCAGCTTCTAGTGCTTCTACGGCTTCTACAGCAGCTACTAATGCAGCTACTTCAGAGACTAATGCGGCTACTTCAGAAACTAATGCGTCTAATAGTGCTACAGGGGCATCTACTTCAGCTACAAACGCAGCAGTTAGCGAAACTAACGCAGCAGCTTCGGCAGCAGCGGCTTCTACTTCAGAAACTAATACAGCAGCTTCAGAGGCAGCAGCAGCGTCTAGTGAATCTAACGCTTCTACTTCAGAGACGAATGCAGCCACTTCCGCTACAAACGCAGCAGCAAGTGAGACGAATGCAGCCACTTCAGAAACTAATGCAGCAAATAGTGCTACAGCGTCTGCAGCATCGGCCACAAGCGCTTCTAATAGTGCTACCTTAGCGTCTGCAAGTGCAACAAGTGCTGAGAGTGCATGGGATAGTTTCGATGATAGATACTTAGGTGCTAAAGCATCAGACCCTACTCTTGAT